AAATGATAATATACTAGGTAAATTCTATAGAAAAGATTTTTTAAATGAAACTAAGTGAGATAATTTTACACGAAGACGGCCACGGAGATAATATAGGGAGTAAGATAAATATAGCAAGAGCAAAATCACATTTTAAACAAGGTGAAAAAATAGCTGCTATTAATAAAAAAACTGGAAAAGTAATTAAGATTACAGGTGCAAATCAATTTGGTTCACTTAGTACAAAAGAATATGATTTTGCATATTTAAAAGATGTCAAAGAAGACAGACCTGAAATAAAGTAATTATGCTTAAAATAAAACACATCTTGGGGTACCCATCACTACAGTACCATATTCATAAAGGACTCTCTTTACATGAGCATGTCTACCGTTATTCTAGCGAAGCGTTTATTAACCTATTCAAAGAAGCAAGAGAAGCTCATAGCGACGGGAAAATACAGCTTAACGAAGAAGATAGGTACTTAATAGAGAATACTGATATAGGAGAATACGGCGACTATAATGGACTTAGAGTACCATTAGACTTACCAATGGTATCTTCTAATTACAATCCTCTGTTCGAAATAGGTAACGTTATCGATGAAATGATCGAAAATGAAGACCTAATCGACGAAGCAGCTTCTATAGACGAAATGATAGACTTTGATATGATCAAAGAACTAGTAGAGTCGATAGGGGGTAACATAAACATGGACAAATTAAGAAAAGCAGTTTCAATACAAAACGAAAGTTTCGACTATAACGGTTTTGAAATGCTTAAAGCGTCAGTTGATTACATACCCGAAGCTGAATACAGAGGAAAAAAGGTACAGCTTAACAAACCTAAAAGAGGCGGTAGTAAAAAGTTTTACGTCTACGTTAAGTCAAAGAAAGGTAATGTTAAAAAAGTATCATTCGGTGATACTGGCCTTTCAGTTAAGTTTAAAAAGAAAGGTGCAAGAGCATCATTTGCAGCACGTCATAAATGTTCTACTAAGAAAGACAGGACTACACCAGGTTACTGGAGTTGCAATATTGGAAAATACTGGAAGAGTTTAGGTGGATCATCAAACTTCTCCGGTTACTGGTAGACAAAAAACAGTAAAAGGTTTTATATGGAAAAAGTTGTAAGCAGACCTTATTCTGAAAAACAAGAAGACGGTTATATAATAAGAGAGTTTTCTAACAGTACTTCTTCATTTGAACTTGTATGGCATAGAGATAAGGAAGATAGATATGTTGAATCTTTACATGATACTGATTGGGAATTTCAACTAGATAATGAACTTCCACAAAAAATAACAAAAAACAAACTATTTATACCAAAAGAGACTTATCATCGTCTTATAAAAGGAACTGGTAATCTTAAAGTAAAAATTTATAAAGTATGAAGTGCGACTGTAAAGAATGTAATTGCGGAACATCATGCGGGTGTACCTGCTGTAATTGTTAATTATGAAACTATCTAGTATTATATTTGAAGGCTTTAGAGAAGACGTCTCTATTATGAATGGAGATAAATACTCAGAAGACTGGTTAGGCAACGCAGATACATTAGAAGATTTTAAATCTGCTATAGATAGAATGCCAGACAGTATAGAATATATTAATGTTCCTACCGATACACAGGTATTTAATACTTCAACTACTAGAATTAAACCAAAAGGTAATTGGAAAAAACAAGTTATTTCTTTAGTAAATAAGGTAGTAGGTGAGCATGAAAAAGAAGGTAATGAACTAGAAGGCATCAGAATTAGCTCCTACTATAGTATAGGACCAAAAGGTGCAGCTAAAGATCCAATTTATGTTTCAATTGATACAAAAGAGTCCCGAGAATTCGGACAAGCAATGTCTCGAGGTGATTATGGTCCATTAGATTAAAGATTATGAAACTATCAAAAGTCATATTAGAAAACAATAAAGTAGTAACTAAAAAAGAGTTAGTAATGTCTGAAAAGGATGTTAATACTCTTTCTGAAACTATTGCTGAAAAACTTAATGATTATCTAGATATAGATAAAAAAGAAGTATTAAGGGGCATAGTTAAAGAAGCTATTGAAAAAATAGTTAATTAATAAGTTGTTATTTCGAAAGTAATTTCTTATATTATATATTAAGTTACTGACGGACTATATGGACTACACTTTTCTTCTTGGTAGTATAGAAAATATTTTAGGTAAGAGTTATAAAAGAGCTAGAGAGAACCATGCTTTCAACTGCCCTTTTTGTAATCATCACAAACCTAAACTAGAAATAAACTTTAGAACTAACGAAAAAGGACAGAATCCTTGGGAATGCTGGGTATGTCAAACTAGAGGTAGAACTATTAAGTCTCTACTTTATCAATTAAAGATACCTAGAGACCAAGCTACCGAAGTACTGAGATATGTACCTAAAAGCTCAGAAACCGAATATAGGGAAGTAGAATCAGTTCAACTACCTAAAAAATTTAAAACTTTATATAACGCTAGTAATACATCTATCATAGCAAATAAAATAAAAAGGTACTTATATGAGAGAGGATTTAGCGACAATGATTTTATTAAATACAACGTTGGGTATTGCACAGCTGGAGAATATGGAGGACGAATTATTATCCCAAGTTATTCTGAATCGAATATCCTCAATTATTTTATTGCAAGAACTCATGAGGGATCCTATCACAAGTACAGGAATCCTGAAGTTTCCAAAGATATAATATTTTTTGAAAACCTAATTAACTGGGATCAGCCAATCATTTTATGTGAAGGAGTATTTGATGCTATAGCTATCAAACGAAACGCTATTCCTATACTGGGAAAGAGCCTCTCTAACACATTAATAAAGAAACTTATATCAAGTACTAACAAAGACATTTATATAGCTTTAGACCCTGATGCTAAAACTAAAGCATTACAAATAAGCGAACACTTATTAAGTTTAGGTAAAAGAGTATTTTTAGTTAAACTTACTGATAAAGATCCCTCAGACATGGGATTTAAACAATTTACAGAACTTGTACAAACAGCAAAAGAATTAGACCTAAGTACTCTAATGATGCACAAATTAGATTTATGATAAAGCAAGGAACAAATATTCTTAAAGAAAATAGTAAGAATAGATTACATTTTGACTCAAAGTTAAAACAAATAAACTTTCTGGATAGGAGAGTTTATAAAAGATCGGAAGGAGTATATTACCCGTCCGTAACTACAATACTCCAGTATATGCCCAAAGCTAAATTCTTCGAAACATGGATGAAGGATGTTGGGCATAACGCCGATCTAATAATGAGAAAAGCAGGTAAAGAAGGCACCCAGGTACATGAAGCTGCAGAAAAATTAATAAGAGGTGAAGAAGTACCGTGGATGGACGATTATGGTAATGCAAAATACTCTCAACTAGTATGGGAAATGATATTGAAATTCCATGATTTCTGGACTACTCATAATCCAAAACCTATCTCAGCAGAAGATTTTGTATATTCTGACGAACATAAATATGCAGGTACTGCCGATTTAGTAGTTGAAATGGATGGTGAAACGTGGTTATTAGATTTAAAAACTTCTAATAGTATACATAAGTCTTATGATTTACAACTAGCAGCTTATGCTAAAGCACTAGAAGAAACTAGAGGCATAAAGATAGACAGAACAGGTATCATCTGGTTAAAAGCACATACAAGATCAACTTCTAAAAAGAAAGGAGTCTACCAAGGTAAAGGTTGGCAAGTAAGAGTTGTAGACGATATAGAAAAGAATTTTGAGTTGTTTAAGATGATATATAAACTATACTCTTTAGAAAACCCTACAGTTGAACCTATTTATAATTGTTACCCAACAACTTTAAAACTTTAAAGCTATGAAAAACACTATAACATTATTATTCGTATTATTACTCACCTCTTGTAGTACAACATATAAATTATCAACTATGTATCACGACCCATTGTATGGGCCTGAAGAAGTTGTTTTAGATGTACCAGCAGATGTACAAATAGATACATTATCTTATTCTCAATTAAGACGAAAGCTAAGAAATGATTTTAACTTCAGATACGATTTTGCACAATATGCTATGGACCAACCTTATAGTTGGTACACATCTAATTATAGCTTCAGTTATTGGAGACCATATACATCATTTGATATCTATTGGAATAGACACCAATTTTGGAATGATTGGGCATTTAACTATCCATTCTTTAATTATGGATGGGGATATAATAGTTGGGGATGGAATACTCACAATTATGGATGGTATAGTTGGAATAGACCTTATAGACCATGGAATGGACATTGGAATAGTTGGTACAATGGGCCATGGAGTAATCCAAGCTATAATGTAATTTGGAATA